CATTTGAAGAAATTTTTGAGCTACCAAAAACTTGGTTAATAAAAGATCAATTCGTTATTTGTGGTCCAGATATATTAGTCTGTCATGGTGAAGAATTCCCAGACGCACTTCAAGCTGCAATAGCTTACGGGGTCAACGTTGTACAAGGCCACCACCATAGCAAGTTTGGCGTCCAATACAGACGATCTAAAATGCAACAGCTCTGGGGAGCAGCAACAGGGTGGCTTGGGGATGAAAAATCTTTTGCATTTGCTTATGGTGACAAGAGTAAGCAGAAAATGATTACAGGTAGCATAGTAGTTGTGAACGGTATTCCGTACCCTGTACCCTTAAAATAACTAGGGCTTTTTAATATATTGATCTAAGAGAGCCTTATACTCTTCAGCCTTCATGCAAACCATTGGAGGCATTTCAACGTTGCATCCTGACCAGAACTCGAGTCTTCCGTCATCCAAACGACGATAAAAGCCGTACTGTCTGACTCCGTTAAGACATAGTTCTTGTGGTATTGGGAAATTTGTATTCCAGATCAGAGCATCAACTTCTGACTTAGTTGGAGTCTGGCAACTTGCCAACACCAGGCAAGCTATCAACAATTTCGGAGCCATGCTCACCGCTTGGAAGCCCTGCTCTAGGTGATCCAATAAATTTCTCCAAGTTTCTTTGATCGCCTTTTGATGCTGCATAGATTGCCTCGCTTAGTTCTTTTTTCATCGATGCGATTTCATGAGCTACATACCAAGCAGCAAATTCATCCCACCATGATTTCAAAGCAGGTATGGCTTTTATGACTGCTAAAATAGCCGAAAAAACACTCATACCTGCTCCCTTTTGATTAAACGATCTCGATTTTCTCTTTAGAAATCAAACGCAAAAATACGTTCAAGATTGCCCATCCGCCACCGATTTCAGAAAAATGTAATTTCAGAAAATCAGCAAGTGCAGGAACTTTCGATCCGATTACAAGCACCAAAAGCATGATGATTTGCACCCAAAAAGTTTTAGATAAATAAATTGGTTTAGCTACAGGTTCCATAAAAGACCCTCCTTGGTAACTATCGTAACTTCGACTTATCAAGAAGTCTATCGACTTTCTCGTCTATTCGTTCCAGTTTCTTCTCAATTTTATCAAGATATTTCTCGTTGTCTTGCTTTATCTCGACAATCTCGTTAGCATTTGCCTCGCCTTGTTTATGCACTGAAGTTAGCCACGCAGCAGCGCCAAAAATAATAACAACAGCGCCTAGTGGAATCCATGTTTTTTCATTTATAGACGAGACTCTCTCAGACATATCATTTTCCATTTCCTTGGTTTAAATACATCTGGGCCGCTTGATCTTGGCTTACAGGTTTATTTTTTGTTTTTTCCCATTGAGTCATTAGATCTGTGAGTTGACCTAATTGAAAGCCAGCTTTTGGCAAATTCTTTGTAAATCCACCTATTACTGGAGCCATTTTGTTAGCTAAAGCACTGGCTCCACGAGCGGCAACTTGTGAGCCATATTCACGAGCAAATTTATGTCCACCACTTAGAAGAGCAGCAGTTCCTAACGACTTCAACGGATCACCGCTATCACCAGCACTTGCAATACCGCCAATTGCTCCGATTGCTAAATCACTAGGAGACACAATTCTATTTGTTAACTCCCTAGCAGCTTCAGAGTCAGTTAGTTTTTTCATTCTCATAAACTGAGAATACATATCGCGCAGCTCTTTTACTCTGCTGGAAGTATCTCCACCGATTCTATCAGCAAGCGCGTCTGCGTAAGAAAGAGTACGCTCTGACAGCATGTTGTACATTTCAAGATCAACTAATTGCTCTGGAGTTAAATCAGCTCTGCCACTAATCTTTAACTTACTCCAAGGAACTTTGTTTCCAAGCTTCTCTTTTAGCTTTTGAGCTTCTTTAATACCAAAAGACTCGCCACCTTCAGAACCTAAAATAAAATCAAGTCTCTTAGAAACTGCATTGTTTACAGCTTCAGAGCCACCAATTGATTTATCTGTGAGTCTTTGCTCTAATTCTTCAGCGAGATTGATTTTGCTTAAACCTATTCTCTCACCTTTAGACATTAACTCTTGCTCAAAATTATCTAACTTGTCTACGTTATCGCCTAAAGCTTCTCCAACTTTCTTGATACCGTCATCAACAGACTCAGCTAATGCTTGCTTTGATTTTGGAATAACACCAATAACATTCTCTTTAAGAGCTGTTTGACCTATCTTTTGAATACCTTCTTTACCTAAAGCTTCAGCTTCTTTTTTAGTTCCACGCCCTAAAGCTTTGTAAGCTCTCTCACCTGCAAATTCATTTAACTTAGCTGGAATTTTCTCAATAGCCTTACCAATTCCAAATCCTGCTGCTCCACCTAAAGCACCGCCTAAAGCGCCAGTTGTAGCGTTAAAACCACGCTCACCCAGTTGCAGAGGAGAAACTTCTCCTGCTACATCGCCAGGATTAGACAAAGCACCGTAGACAGCCCCACCCTTAAGACCAGACATTGCAGCTTGTCCCAATGTTGCAGCACCACCAAATAACTTAGCAGGTACTGATGCGACACTTCCAACAATTCCAAGTCCAGTTCCTACACCGCCAGAAATAGGGTTTACTTCTTTACCTTTTTCATACTGTGCTATTTTTTCATCTCGAATCTGTTGATACGTTTTATCGATGCCACGGCCCTTAGCCGCTTTTTCTCGAAATTCTGGATCAAAAATGTCTTTAATAGGAGCGTTTAAATACGCTCGAGACTCTTCATCAAAAGGTGATTCAATCGCTGCTGTTATTTGTGGCAAATAACCAAGTGATACCGCTTGTCCTGCTTGTTCAATAGCCGTGCCTATTTCAGACGTGCCCTCTTCTTCAGTTTTGTATTTATCCCAAGGTCCACCTTGTGACTTATACTTTTCCCAAGGTTTAGGCATATCACTTCACCTTTTCCCAGTTTGAAGGATCTTTAGGATCTCCACCTTTAAATTTATAACCATCTTCTACAGCGCCAGCTTGCGGTCCACTTGAAGCTTTTGCGTCTTGTACTCCAGGGATTGATTTCCCAGGTCCTTTTTCTGGACCGTAAGCCAGACTAAAGTTTTTACCAATTTCATCAGGACTAAAGCCTAAAGTTTTTAATCTGTCTTCAAATAGAGCTTTCTGTTTTTTAAGTTTGTCTGCTTGAATTGCGGGACTATCAGTAGGTCTTGGCCCCATTGCAATAAATCTTGCTTCTTCGTCTTTATTAATTGCTCCACCTGATTGCATACGTCCAAAAGCTTCTGCTGCGTATCTTTGTGCAACAGTAAAAGGATTGTCACCAATCAAAGAGAATGTGTTTGATCCTCCTTTAAGAGCCTCGTCCATTCCTTTAACTCCATCAAGACCTAAAGATACGTTGTCAAATCTGACTTTATCAGTTGCGCTCAATTTCTCTAATTTTCCAGCAACATCTTTTGGATTTTTATCAGCTTGCTTTTGAGCTAGGTCCATTCCCTTCAAAGCTTTTTGCTGATTAAATGAAGCACCTTGCATTTCTTTTTGACGAAGATAATCTTCTTCGCGCTCTTTTAAACGACGGTCTTCCTTCATCTTCTCAACTTCTAAATTTCCTTCACGAGCCTTTTGAGCTTCTTGATATTTAGCGTACAAATCAGCAATGTCTTCAGGCTTTTCATATGCCCCGCCTTTGAAGGGTGACATATCAACTCGCTGAGAAGGACGATTCAACATAATCGAAGCATAGGAAGGACGATTAGCCATAGCGTTGCCAATCCCTGCGGTGGCATCTGCATATTCAGACGCCTTTTTATTTGCACGAGCTTCCTCAAATCTTTTCTGTAAGTCCATCATTTCTTCAATTGTTGCCATTTAGCCTCCCAATGCTCCGCCAAGACCTGCACCTATTTTAGCCCCTGCTGTACCTCCGAACAAAGCACCAGCACCCGCTCCTAACGCAGTTCCTAAAGCACCACGAGTTGCGCGATTTGCTTCACTCTGAGCCAAGTGACTTTGAGCCTGTGTACCCATAGCGCCAGACACCCCACCGAGTTTATTTAATCTGTTTAAGTAATCTTGTTGAGTTGCGTTTTGACGTCCTTCAAGATTGTATTGCTGCCCTTGATTACGTCCTACAACGTTTTGATTTGCAATCGCTTGACGATTAGCTAAATTCTGAGCTGCTGCTGTGTTACGAGCGCCAGTATTTAATTCGTTAAATCGATTAATGATATTTTTATTAGCACTTTCAGCAGCCATGTTCTGACTGCGCTGAGAACCCAACTCACCACCGTAAGCTTGAGTCATGAGAGCGCGTTGTTTAGCTGAAGCTGCTGCTTGATCCATCATAGAAGCGCGTGATCTTTCGGCTGCTTGTTGGTTAGCTAACTCTTTTGAGAGCAGCTCCATACCACCGCCAGCCATGCCACGAGCAGCTAAATTACTCATGGTAGCTTCTCTAGCTCCACGAGCTTGTTGAGCTGATTGACGTTGAGCTTGATCAAACACTGCTGCGTCTTCAGCTCCAAAACCTTCTTCAGACATCTTTTTCAATTGATTTAAATATGACTCTTGCTGCCCAAGTAAACGAGGGTCTTCTTGAAGCGTTTGATACTGAGCCATTTCAGGAGAGTAGTCACCCATGTATTTTAATTCTTCTGGGGTGTACTCCTGCCAAGCCATATCGGGAGTCTGTAGTCCCTGATATTGTTTTAAAATATCAGCGTAAATTGCCTGTGCTTTTTCGTCTTCGTTATCAAAGAAGCTACCGATAAGAGGTATTTTTTCTAAAGCCATTTGTTAAACTCCCTGCTTTCCAAAAATTTCCATTAATGCATTATATCTAGCAAGATCAGACTCACCACCTGCTACAGTTTTAATATCTGCTTTTTGACCTTGTGGTTTTTGGGGCTGTGATCTTAAAGCGTTGATGTAATCAATAATTCCCTTACTACCTTGACCCATGTTTAAGTAATTTAGAGCCATGTAGTCGTTAGGGGCTTTTCCTGCTTTTAATTCACCGCGAGCGTTGAGATAGTTGGCATTTGCAGTGCCACCCATCTGATCTATAAATGCTTTTGAATTCTCATAAATCTTAGACGTATCAAGATTTCTCAATTGATCATCTGACAATCCAGCAAAATACTGAGCAGCGCCTTGCTGTTCTTTCGATTGATATTGCGCAGTAGGATCAAATGCTGCTGCTCTTTGTGCAGCCAAATCATTAATGTACTGTTGATATTCTGATTCAGACTTATCAACTGCTGCGTTGTTTTCTTGAACCATTCTCTCAAGATTGGACATTGAGCCAGATGCCTGACTGTCTAAAAATGCTTTCAATTCATCTTGAGCTTTTTGACCTTGAGAATAAAGATCACCAACTTGTTTGTTTACATCAGAAGCTTTTGTCTCAATCTCGCTAGTGAGTCCCTTGTACTGATTTGCTAAATCTTTACGAGCTTGCTCCAAGAAAGGGTTCTGCACATCGAGCTGCGTTTGAAGAGCGCGTTGCCCAGTAGACAAATCACGCCCACCTTGAGCTTTTTTATCAAACATGCCTAAGATGTTTCCAAACTTCTGTTGGTCTTGTACTTGTCCGAGTTCTTGAGTCTGCGCACCAAGACCGTAAGAGAAGCCTTTAGGAGCTTCTATTTTAGTGTTTACGGCTTGTTTTAGTGGGTCAATTGCCTGTTGGTAGCCTTGTGATCCTTTATCGGCAGACGAAGCTTGAGAGATTAACTGTGAGGCTTTATCTTGATTTATAGAACGAACGGGTTCTGTTGCTTTTTCAGCAGAAGATTTTGCTTCTTGTGCCTTTTGCTCGAACTGTTGCTTTTCTTGTCCGAAGGTTCCTTGAACTTGTTGTTTAACGCCTTCAGCGCGTTGTTGATTTTGTCCCTGATTGGCAGTCAGATAACTTTGGATATTAGTCCACTGCTGAGAGCCGCCTGTTCCTTGAGGTGCAGCACTTGGAGCGCCAGTTGAGACAAGACCACTCCCACCAGACGAACCCATTGATTTCGACGCAGTAGGATCAACGCCAGCAGTCTGCCCTTGTTGTCCACCTTGTAAATAATCTAATACCTGATCTTGTGTAGCGTAAGCCATAATCCTCACTCAAAAAATAGTAGTATTTTGCAGTCTGATGATCCTGCGCTGTCGAAAAGAATAGTAACACCAATGTTACCATTGTTTTTATAAGTAAATCCATGACCTGCCATTTTTTTATCACTGGCAAATACTGGAACCATTCCAACAACTCGTCGTCTGTCGTTTGTGTTGATTTCAAGCTCAACATTGTGCGTGAAATTTTGCGTAATATACTTACAGGCTAAATTATCACCTACAGAGAGCCGTCCAGTAACGGCAACGCCCACTTGCTCAATGAATTGATTGAGTGGAGCCAATAATTTGTCAATCCAAGGTGGGATTTGCCCACTTGTTGCCAAATCTTCACGACGAATTGACTTAATAATTGGTAGCTTCATTTACCTGTCCGTTCTGAAATCATTTCAAACGTCAAAACAAGACCTGCTAGAGAAATTTTCTCATTAGCGTTAATAAAACGAACCCCTGGATTCATTAATCTACAATACTGCTGCAAACGTGGCACGTAAGTGGGATAACCTGAGTTATCTTTTACGCCACCCCATTGAAAATTGCCCCAAGGTGACGTACTCCAACTAGCAGAGTTCGTAACTACCTCAACTTCACCGTCATTTTCTCCGATATCAGTTTCAAAAGTTAAAACTACACTCGACGCTGTGTTGTTACCTGGAATATTATCAGCAAGCATTTCAACTTGTCTCACCTGCTTAATAAGACCTGGAGCCTCGGCAGACCAAGCGTTATACTTGATTCTCATATCAACAGATGGAAACAAGTTAGCAGCGGCAGCAGTCCAAGAAGCAGGGACTCCAGTTAAAAGAGTTGCAATCCAAGTAGTTCCACCGACAAGCGCCACATCTGTTGTAACAACTTTTGTGCCTAGCTGCTCAATTGCCCATCCTGCTTCTGGCTGTGTAGCTGAGGTAAACGTAACGGTTTGAGCGCCTAGAGATGTAATCGTAATAGCTATTTCTGGATCAGAATAATCACTAATAGCGAAGTCTTTTCTTTCTCTAAATACTTTTGCTTCGCCTGCTTTTGTAAAATAAAATTTGTCATTAGCTGCTTCGTGAACACCAGAAGTTATTCCGTAAGTGTACTTAGTCCAACATCGAGTAAAAGTATTGTAAACGTATTGCTGTGTATTAACCGTATCATCTGAATTAGACGCCATCGATAAAATGTATGTTTTGTCTGATTCGTAAGATACGCCATAAGAAGACGAGATGTTTGAATACGTCAAAAGTGGCAGGATGTCTGGCTCAATAGCGCGAGAGATAACTTCAACTCCAGTGTCTGAAACTTTAACAATGCCTTGATTTGCCAACATGAATACTTCGTTATTTAAAACTACAACTGAGTCGGCAGCTCTGCATTTCACAGTTAAATCTAAAGGAGTAATAGAGAAACTATTAGGATCTTCGCCAGTAAGTCGATAGACACCTTCTTCCTTGATGATGATAAGAGAATCTCTAAGTGCTGCGATTCTTAAAATATTTGAGTTGGCAGGACCAATAGACAACTTATTAGATAATGGAACGTGTTCTCTTTGTTGAAACTTAGAATAGAATAGACCGTTCTTTGATTCATCATTTGACGAAGTGCTTTTAGCGTTTGGAGTACCAACAGGAGGAGGAGGATTAAACATTGCTCCAATCGTCGTGTTTGATGATAAAATAGTGAAAGTAGATCCGCCAAGTACACGAGACTCAATTAACATCTGGCCTGGCAAATCTTCAGACCCACTCAAGTAATAAGCATAAACTGAAGTATTAGATGCGTATCTGTTTATCACTCGCACAAGAGAGCGAGCTGTTAAGTCAATATCAACAGCAGCAGTTCCAGTTGCAGACACTTGAGCTTGTGGAGAACCGCCGCCTGAAACAATTTCACTTGCACCAAAATTATAAGTCGTTCCTGCCAAGGTAATCGTGTTGCCAGTTAATCCAGAAGTTCCAACTAACGTCACATATAATCTTTGACGAGTTGACGTATTTGCATAAAACATGAAGTTAGATTTAAACAGTGCTAAATCTTTACTTACTGGTGGCTTTTCGTTTGCACCTTCAATACCTTCTTGAGAAGGAGATGTGTACAAAGTCTCACCACGCAGATCGTCAACAATTGTATCTGTTACTGTAATGAATCCTGCCGTGATGTCAGCAGCCACCAAGGTAGAAGAGAAAACAAGACCCATCTCGTCACCTGAAGCATCACTTGCAACGCCTGAGACTTGAGTAGTTCTGTAGAATTGGATTTCATCTCCTGCAATTGCATCACTTGGTAGATACGTTGTAATCGATGTATTCCTTGATCCACCTGCTGAGTTAGTAGCCAACATTCGCTGCGATGGATACCCAATCAACACGTTTCCATTTTGATCTATTCTTTTAAAGATAGCACGGTACGCGCATTGAAAGTTGTTTGCTAAAAAACCAGAACCGCCAGTTAGTGAGTAAGAAAGATCAAGTGATCTTGGAGCGCCAGCAGAGCGAGCAGCAGTTCCTGCAATGTCTTGTATAACTTTGATGCCATCACTTGTAGTAATATACAAATTTGTGGCATCAATTTCATATCGCATTAATCTAGAAGTTGGTGCGCTATAACTACCGCTATAAGAACTGAAAGTACCAGAGCCATTGTCATAACTAATTGCCGTCCCGTTGTGAGTTAATACCCTATCTCGATAAACCATTAACTGAGTAGGAGTGTTAGAGAGAGTGCCGTATGATTTATATCCACGACGATTTTCAATAATGTTTTCTCGTCTTATATTGCAATTCTCTGCAATAATCAAAGAACCCTTTGCAACACTCAGGGGCGAGTATTGGGACACTAGTCCGAAACATTTGTTGATCACTTCTTGCATGGTACACCGCTTGTGGTATCTATGTTATCCATATGGAAAAATACCTCGGAAAAGAATTTTATAATCACTACAAACAATTTTTCATGAAGCATGTTGAAGTAACTAGTAATTGTTGGATATGGAAAAGCACTATAGGTAAAACTGGAGGCTACGGAATTTACAGTGTTAGAAATAAACTTTCTAATAAAACAAAATTTTATGCTCACAGATTCTCCTATGAAGCCCATGTTGGAGCTGTACCAAATGGACTTATCCTTGACCACATTTGTAGAAATAGAAAATGCGTCAACCCAGATCATCTTGAGCCAGTAACTTACAGAGAAAATCTTCTTAGAGGAGAAACAATACCTGCTCAACATGCAAAAAAAACACATTGCCCACGAGGTCACGCTTACAGTGGAGACAACCTCATGGTAAATAATCGCAATTCTCGAATATGCAGGGAGTGTAAGAATTCCAGAAGAAGAGTTAATCATACTACCTGATTGCTGCTCTTCTTAACGGACGTCCAGTATAGTTACCAATACTGTTAGCCGAGTTGAAAAATTCTACTGCTGTCTCAACTCGATTCATGATTAGCTTCATTGCTTGTGATCTCATGTCAGCAAGCTTTGCCATGCCAGTTTGAAGTTTATTCAAATCACCTAAAGCCTCGAGTAATCGACAAGCAACAGCCTGAGCTAGAACTGGATGATACTCAGCAGGAATTAAAGGTACGTTACACGTTTGCTCTAAAGCAATATAATCACCAACTGCGATTTGCAAAATGCTATCGACTGTAACAGCAGATTCAGGAACGACAATTGTGGACGCTGCAACGGAGTTAATCGTGATGTCTGTTGACTTAAAAATAGAGGGTGTAATCGCTGAATAAATATCAGCAGACACGCTTGTAGAAAGAACAGCACTCAAGTCAGTGTCAACAGTTAATTCAATCGTGGAACCAAGATCAGTTATTGCTGTGATTTTTGCACATTCAGATGTTGGCACAAGACTCGAGGGACGTCTGTAATACCACATTTGCAAATAACCACTTCCACTAGGAGTAGGGCTTAAAGACACATGATCGCCTTTAAGAAAAAAAGAATCAGGAAGCCCTGTCAGAACTGCGTCTTGAGTTCTGTTTAAATGAATACGAGGGAGTTCCCAATAGCTATTCTGATCTGCATTAGAGAACAAAATGCTTTTCAAAGCGTTACCAATTGCACGTTTGGGCAAACGATAATCACTTACATTATTTGTTAAAGTAATTTCACTGACTGCTAAAAAAAGATCCTCGCGCACTGATTGAATATCAGGAACTATTGTTATTCCTAATTCTTCGTTAGCGAGTTCGATAATGTCCGTGTCTTGAAACGTTGTCTGAGATACAGGGACTAAACTTCTACGCTTAACGGAGTTCACGAGGTCTTCGGTCAAGAACCGAAGTGCCATGTTATACCTCCATCTTTAATTTTTTCTTTTTATCCATTGGTTCTGCTGAAATCTTCATAACTTTAACCTCAGCTTCGCCTTCTTCTTCATCGTCTTCACACTTCATAGCGTCCATCAAAGGATCGTCCATTTCAGATAGCTTTCCGATGAGTTCTTCTAATAGTTTCTTTTTTACGCCTTCCATATACCCTCCATTATAAATTTAAATATCTAAATCGTCACCTAGGTCATAGATAACGACTACACTTTCACCATCAACACTAGAAACCACCCAAACATCAGACAAATTGGATTCTGCATTTGTGTCCTGATGTTCTATATTTGAGAATACAGCATAATCTTTCGCATCTAAATAGAGTCCGTTCGTCAAAGAAACGTCACTACCACCGACTCGAATGTACCCAGTGTTTCCTTCTTTTGCCTGAATAGTATAAGCACGAGTTCTAATCTCGTTTGCTGGCAAAATGAGCCGCTCTGAAGTACCTGCTACAGAACAGTTCTTAACAAAGGAGAGTCGTTTAACACCCATTAAACTTCACTCCATCCTTCAAATTCAGGCTGTGCCTTGGCATAACCTGAGACAAAAGACAAAGCTCCTGCTGCAAGCTCTGGGGCAAGACCTGATGGAATAATATAAGTCTTAATCTGAAGCGGTGCTTTGTTCTGAGTATAAGCATCACCTGAAATCCATAGACCAACTTGCAATGCAGATACCTGCTCGCGGTGTTGGTAGTGAATACCGATCACTTCCCAGTAGGAAGCCGTAACACCAGTATCTTCAAGAGTGTAAGATTTAATCCAAGCCATTTACCACTTCCCCTTTGGACAAGTCTCAGTTGTTAACAGGGCTTTTGCTTTCACAAAGCACCCACATAGTTTACACCTGATATTGTCTTTAAACTCGCACCCATCACAAATTGATAGGCGCATTTTATAAACTTCATCTGACACTCTGAGAGCTTCTCCATTAACAAAGGCAACAGAGGCACGAGCAGTCGCCTTGACTGCGTTACCTACTGATTCAGCCCATGTGCAGGATTTGCAATCACTCATTACACATTCTCCCGACGACGAGCCATTTCAGCTTGTACGTTTTTTAGATGCGCTCTGAGTGGCAAGATTTGGTCAATAAGATTTGCTTCATCTGTCATTAGCTCAAGCATCGAAGCTTCTGCTAATGTCTTGTGTTTCTTCTCAGGATTGAAAGTTTTAAGAACCTTCTCAGCATCCATACTGCCTGCTTGTGATCCAACCATTTGCCCATCAACATAGGCAACGAAAGTAGGAAATGATTTAACAAGTTTTGAAGTGATAGAATCAGGCTTGGCAGTCTTTAAATCATCGCCGCATTTATAGAACATGATGTCATGATCCACTGCCAGTTCTTCCATGACGGGCTTCATTGTGTCACAGTGAGAGCATCCTTTATCTACATAGAAAAAGACAAGCGCCTTTGGTGCTGCTTTGATTTGTGACTCGAAACTTCTTTCATCAACTATAATTTTCATAATTTGCTCCTTAACTAGGGTTTTTAACCTCAACAAAGAGCGTTTGCAATGTTAGTGTTCGACCCGCTGAAGCGACACTCCATTGTGCCGTAATTGAAAGAGTCTGAGAAATAGTTGTGTCCAAAGTCACTGGAGAGACATTGACCATTTGAAAAGTATCGGGGCTGCCACCATCTTCCTCGTAATGTCCACATGCGGCAACGGTTCCCGAAACCCCAGCAGTTCTGCAAGTTAAAAGTGCTTCGATATCAAATTGAGCATTAGTATCGCTTCCACTGCCGTTAGCCCCAGTCGTTAGAATCACAGTAGACCCTAATTTAACTCTAATCGTTAGCGTTGCTCCACCCGTGCTCGAATGAATCCCTTTGCCGAATATATGGAGACTTCTACCTGCTTTAAAAAAGTTTGCAGGAAAAACCAAAGACCCCTCACCAGTAGAAGTTAAATCCAACTCACTTGTAGAATTTGCGACCACCCCATCAGCAGTTTGTACAAATGCTATGGTGTTGGGAGTTTGTTTTCTTCCACCTAAGAAGTTAATTAAATAGCTCATTAGTAAATGTCCCAATTCACGTTATTAGAAATTACGACCATTGATTCTTCAGGATTCAAAGTCAGAACTCCGCTTCCATATCCATCAATTGTTTGTCCAGAAGTCGTTGCGAGTGTCACAACCCCAGTCCCTCGATTTTTTAACTTAAGTTCTTTTCCATTATTTAGAGCAGCACTTGGTAGCGTTAAGGTCACGCTGTTAGCTGTTACTTTAACAACATCGTCGATTGAGGTGATAGTATAATTAGCCGTTTTTTCCACGACTGAAGCACCTCGTTCAAGACTATGAGCGTACCATCTTGATCCGTTGTCATACGTGCCACCACAGACAGCAGTGGTTCGACCTTCGCAGGCGCTTGTATCACCATTCCATGTACATTGAGCAGCTTCACAACTTGATTGATCGCCAAGAGTTGAACATACGACGAGCCACGTACACCCAGTTTGGGCGCTGCATGGGGTCTGTGTTGTAATCAAAGAACATGGAAACGAAATATTTTGAGCATGAAGTAAAACTTTGTCGCCCTTCTTAAACAGCGGCAAAGTTGTGTATTGGAATATTGGTTGACCACTTTGTCCTGCAATGGACACAGTTCCAGTGTCACCAACATGCATAATAGAGTAGGTTCGTCCTACAGTTCCATCAATAGCAGTAGCAGCAGTTGGTAGGGTTACTGTAACGCCTGACACCCATGCGCATCCACCCTCACTGGCACATGTCCCACTTGAAGTGATGTTGCCACATGCAGCGGCTCCAGTGCATCCTGCTCCGAAAAATCCTGAGCAAGTACCATCGTTATAATTTCCATTACAAAGACTGCCACTACACCCTACAAAATAAGTGCCTGCGCAAACTGAGTCTTCATCATATACGCCGTTACATAAGTTACTTCCACCGTCCCAAGTACAGCCAGTGTGTCCACTTTCGCAGGTGGCCTGATCTGTGGCATCATAAAGATGGCAATCAGCACCAGTCCATGTACAAGTCGTGCCATCACCCTGTGCTTCACAGGTAGCTTCATCCCCACCGTTTGCTACAGTGCAATCTCCGCTATTATCAGAAGTACACCCATCCTCAGCATCACATGTCGCGATAGTTGTGAAAGCAGGACACGTTGAAGTGTCCCATGAGCATCCACCGCCATAAGCATCATCTTGCGCTTCGCAGGTAGTTTGATCAGTGTTATCTGCTCCACTGCACGAAACTTCATCCCATACACATCCTGCGCCTTGTGAAGTACAGGTACTAGAATCGGTTCCAGTGCCCGCAGTTCCGCAGCTCGTACCTGAACTCCAACTACATCCGACAGCGGTGTGAGAATTACAGCTACCTTCTGTTCCATAAGTATTACAAGCAGTCGGAGTACCTTGGCAGAAATTAGATTGTGATGGATCGACGTAAACAATCGTTTCGTTCTCACCTAATGTGACTGCTGAACTTGTGACCAGTAATCCTTTGAGACCTAAGCTTCCATATGTGGCTAGAGTTGCAGGCGGGCTAGTATCTGCCGATCCTGCCGTGACCTTTCCGATATTGAACGACCCCCCGTAATTGTACACACCAATAGATGAGATCTGAATGACGTCTTGTTGCGAGCCAATACTTGAGCCAGTTTTAAACGTGTGAGTGGGGCTACTACCTGCCACACGAAATTCAGAACTACCACTTCCACTACTTGACCACGTTGCGCGAGTTACACCACTGGTAGACATACCAATATGATTCGTGCTTCCACTAGATGCAACGTTCAAACTCAACATAGTATCAACAGTAGACGAGTTGTCAGTCGATACTAACCCGTAACTGTGCATAGTAAAAAGTGGTTTACTTGATGCAAGTCCTAATGGGTTATAAGTCAGTGCCGAAGAATACGCAGCATTATTTGAAGAATAGCTAAGTCTCCATGTGCCGTAGCCTGTTGCAGCGGGTACGGCTTGCATATCAGCTTTATATGAAGCCTTAATACTTGTGCTTCCAGTTGTTGACCAACTATTACCTTCCCAAGTTATTGAAGGAGAATTAGAAAGCTGACTAGCAGAACCCGCAGGTTTTTTATTTGCCAACACCTGATCTTTTGACCAAGTGTTTAAGTGCTGAGTAAGGTCTTTAACCTTAGGTGAAATTGGGCCAAACATTACAGAGTCTCGCCTGTAAATAAGATGCTTATTACTTTTGCCGTTGTAACTGTAGTTCCTGCTTTAACTTTAAGAACAGTGCCACTCTTTAGATCAAGAACCTTGTTGTTTGCGATATCGTTGTTTAATTCATTGCCCCATTGAGAACTTTTTAAAAGCATCACGGTAGGGGCGGTGTTTAAATCACCACTACGCAAAGGAATAGCAAACGTGCCAAGAATGTAATCTGTTCCTGATATTGTCGCCACAAGTTGGATGTCTTTTGCAGCCGTATCAGTTGACGTTACAAGAATTTGAGTGATGCGAGTAAATGCCGAAAGCGTTGCGACAGTTTTTAATACAGTTGTATCAGCAGGAAGTAATTGCACTTCAGCACTAAAAGCGTTTTGAAAAAATACAGCAGCCATTAAAAGCCTCCAAATTGAGTGTAAGAAACCAAATCATCTGTTGCAGCAGTGCCGTTTGAAGCAGCAGTAATTCTGCCCTTCGCATCTACTGTTATGTTTGCAGTTGTGTATGAACCAGGTGTTACAGCGGTATTGGCAAGTGTCGCAGCTTGTGAGCCACTACCTGGTCCTGCGGTTACATCACCTGTTAATTCTGTAATTCCTGTGTCTGATGTTTGCTCTACCCAATCACCAACAGTTGAAGTTCCTTTTGCAATCCAAATTCTACTAGAAGAAGTGTTACACCACTGCTGATTTACAAATGCAGGAGCAGCACTAGGATTAGAAGTTGATTCAATAACGTGAATTCTCATTCAACACCCCAAGTTAAAACATTACCACTCTGATCTGTGATGATATAATACTCGTTTGTTGTTGAATTGAAATACAACAGAGCGTTATCTGGAATCTCACCACCTAAATTATCTGGATGTCTAACTATCTTAATCATAAGTCTGATACCTCAATATCAGTGTTCTCTAGGATATGTGTCAAAACTCTATCAACAATTCTAGCTTTTCTAGATGGGTTTAATGCAGACCAATCTCTTACTAAGTCTTTTCTTTTTTGACGAGACTTCTCTTTTTCAAGAAGCTCTGTCTGCATGTCAACAATCTCAAATTTGTAATCTGCTGCTATTACAACATCATCAGGAGGCTGAATACGAAGCACATTTGCTAATTCAAAACGGGTGCAATCCTTTACTTTTTTAACTCTCTCAGCTAATCCCCATTTGTTATCTTTGATACCTTGCATAAGCCAAGGCATCGGGTCTTCTGCTTGATGCTTGTCTAAAAGATCGCCCTTTAAGGACTTAACTATTACTTTTTTCATCCACCAAATAAATTCTTAAGAGATTTCCACTGAGATTTCTTCTCATTTTCTTCTTTGTCAATAAAACCTTTTTGAAATTCAGGAGCATTTTGTGCCCATCGCTCACGCATGATGCGAGCCATTTCTTCTTGTCTGCGTTTCTTTTCTTCTTCATCCATACACTACCTCCGATAATCTTCCGTAAACTGTGTCTCGATAATAATCTTTAAAGAACTTTTTGAATCCACCACGACTGTCTACAAGTAAAGTAAACACAAGCTCTGTAAAAGCGAATCCCATAGTGACCCAAACAGGCTGTGGTTTCTTAAGAGCAAGTCTCATGCACTTACATCGTAGCCAAGCTAGATTAACTACACTTGACCATTGAAAAGATGCGATAAGAAGACCAACACACATCCATATAAAATAAAACACATCAGGAGTGTAACCTGCACAAATTTGATAAAAAGCAATTTCCCCACCCTGTCTCTGTGATTCTTTACGCCATTCATACGGTGGTACGTTGTTGTAGTTCCATCCATGCTCGACACCACGTTTGACGACATTCTCTAAGTAATCTTGATTGCCAGAAATCAAAGCGCAGTACGCAGCGCCAACATAATTGTCATGGGCTTCAAGAGTACGAAGACCCCTTCTTCTATTCAAAAGACCCTTATCTTCTTGAAGTATTTCTAACAAATGATTGCAGTGCTTTTGATCTAGAGAATTCACCAAATCAAACTCTTTGCATAAAGCTAAAAAGAGTGCATAAAAAAGAATCCCGTTAGAGTTTTCTCCATCTCCAACATTGAGAAGAGCTAACCCATCAGGGCTTAACCACTTCTCATAGAATTCGTTCTTAAGCTTCAAGGCTTCTTGCACGAGAAGAATCCATCTTGTAATTGTTTGCAGTCGCGCATGAGTACGGGTTTAGACGCACAAGAACTAAGTAATAAAAGAGCGAGTATGAGTTTCATTATTCCACCTGCCAATCTCTTGAATATTTGCCGACTACAGGCCAAGATGCCGTGATGACAATTTGTGCCCCTGCTTCAATGTCTTGACCACGAATCTCTCCAGTAGACCCTGGACGCGTAATATACAAAGCTCCCGACGAATAATAGACAGAGTAGAGTCGATCAATCGCACCAGAAGATAGGGTGGCAATGTCGAAAACGTGTGCATATCCTACGAAATACACTCCGCCCGCGCTTGTCGCTTTTGCCGTGTTTAGCGTTGCACCACTAGGAACTGTCCAGTTAACTAAGCTAGTACCTGATCCGTTCGATCCATCTTTGATAAATGTAATTCGTACATTAACTTGATCGCCATTATAGCTATACCAACCAACGTTTGCAGTCGAAGATCCAGTGCCTAAGTTTGAAACTGTCGGAGTATATGTCACAGTGTCAGTGCTAGATGTTGTGAAATTTACTCCGCTACCCTTCAACAAGACAGCACTTGCACTAGAAGCATATGTACCCGCAGTAGTTTGAGTATTAACCACTGCACCAATAAGTCTTACGGCAACATTTGATCGAGCAGTAGTGCTGTAAATTACCGTAGCACTGTCAGACGATGTATTCAGTATCGTGGTTGAAACAATACCATTGGACGTTGTAGCTCCAAGATTAGATACAGCAAGTTCAACGGTTCCTGCGTTATCAATTAAATAAACGTTGAACTTAGCCTCTAGCGCGCTTGTTGTTCCAAGAGTTGCACCGTTTGGAATGGTTAAAGAAAGAGCGCTTGTAACAGTTCGTTGAACATACGTTCCGTTTGTAGCAGTTGCACTTCTAAAACCAATTTTAACAGGAGAACCAACAGATGGATCGCCACCGTTTTTATCCTTTAAAGAAATGATCATATCATTTGCAGCTACACCAACAGAAATAGATCCGTTGCTTATTTCATAGAATTGGTCAGGCGCTGTTGCAGGAGTAGCCCATTTAACACCAGTGGCCTCTGCTGAATCAGCAGTTAATACAGTGCCATCGGTTCCAACTGCCACGCGAGCGTTAACAGTGGAAAAAGCGATAATGTCGCCCTTGGTAGTCGTAGGGGCTAGAGCATTAAATGCAGGGTTAGCTGTCGTCTGGCCTGTACCACCTTGAGCCACTGTCACAGGAGCAGCAGTAGACAAAAGAGTTCCTGTTGCAGTTGGCAATGTATTAGTTCCTGCACCTGATACGATTGTAGCAATCACAGGAGCTGTAAGAGTTTTGTTTGTTAGTGTAGCAACTGCTGCGTTTTTAGTAGCGTCTGAAGTATTGTCTACGTTACCAAGTCCTACATCGCCTTTTACGATTCCAGTGGGAGTCGTGATAGCAGGAGATGTGAGTGTTTTATTGGTTAGCGTCTGAGTTGAGTTAAGATCAACAATAGAAGTTTTGCCAGAAAGAAGTGCAAGCTCTGTTGACGTAACTGTGGAAGCCTCGATAACACCCCCAGCACTCGTTTGAAGAGCGCGTGAAGCAGTGAGAGCAGTAGAGGGTATAATCGCATTTCCGTTAAACGTGAGCTGGTCTGAAGCGTTTACGCCTAGCTCTAGATCACTTGAATTAGCATTATCACGCCATGAGATAATATCAGCGCGAGCTAACCTGATCACACCAGTTGCTGCAATGTTTGCAGTCTGTGATTTTATATAAGCTGACTTAATGCCATAAGTAGCACCTAAATCAACTTCTGCCGTAAGAGTGAAGCTACCACCCGACTTCTGTAACGTGTTACTCGAGACAGACTGGATCCATGCAGTTACCTGCGCTCCCCACCCAGTTTCTCCCGATTGTGGAATTGTATAACTTGTTCCGTTAACTGTTACTGAAACAGACATGGTAGCTCCTTAAATTATTGACCGACTGAGAAAGAATAAGCAGTGCCGTTAGTTCCACCAGCCAATGCAGCAGCACTTACAGCCAAACGAGTACCGTTTGACGAAGCAAGAGAGATTGCATTGCCAGATAAACCACCGTTCAAAGCTTCAACAGTAACAACACCTGCAACGTTAGAAGCAAGAACAAGTCCTGCTAAAGTTGCATTGGCGTTGATTGCTGCAACTAAAGACGCAGCTTCAGCAGTAGCGTTACCAGACATGTCGAATTGATTAGCAGCAGGTGTACCGTTAACAGCAGTTAAAACAACTCCGTTAATAGTTACAGTGTCGTTTGCTAAAACAGACGCGCAAGTAACAGTTCCCGATGCTTTAACAGCAGCAACTTGAAGACGAGCGGTAAGACTGCCAAGACCTGCAGCAGCAGCTACAAAGTAATCAGCAAGCTTCACTAAACGTCTTTTTGGATCGTCGTTCAATTCTAGAATAAGTTTTTCTTTTAAATCAGCAGCCGTTTCAGGCACTGACAAAAGGATGTTAAAATTAATAGCCATAAATTCCTTTCATAAAAAAAGGGGCAGAGCTTTCGCCCCACCCCTAAATTGTAACAGCTAATTAACTGTTAACAATGCCTGTGATGATGAACTGTTTGCCGGGTGCAACGCAGAAGATCGACTGGTTAGAATACGAGCGGACCTCGAATCCAGCTTTTGTGGGAAGATGGAGGAAGATATCGCCGCCCATGCCAGGAGACTTCATGCTGAAATCAACTGACCCAGGACGAATCCAATCTTCAATCGACAATCCGTAAGCATATCCTTCTTTTACCATGATATGGGATTTGATCTCGATGGAACCGTTACCATGATAAAGAGTGACGCCTTCAGCGCCATTGCTAAATTCAGGCTTCGATACTTTTTTACCCTTGTCGCCCATGTGACGAACTAAAGCAGCTTGATCACCCATCAAGTTGTTCCATGTCTTGGGGTTAACGAAGAGAACGATGTCTCCCATTAAACCTTTGCCCATGGCTTGAGCGATAGCAGCGCCAACTTTAGCTTGGGTCAAAGCAGCAGAACCAGCAGAGTAGCTGTTAGATGCCCACAAGCTGTAGGTAGCAGCAGAGATTCCGAAGAGCGATCCTGAGTTGGTCAAGATGCGGTGAATACCTGCGCATGAAGCGAAAGTTCCACCTGCTTCAACTTGATCTTTCAAGAAGACTCGGTCAGTTCCAGTTGTACCAGAAATGTCAGCAGACAAAGTGACAGTGCGAGCTGCCAAGTCAACAGACGAGATGGTAGCAGAACCACGGTTAGTAGCTAAAGTGCTATCAAACACTTCAACAACAGCACCTTCGAGACCTGACCAAATTCCAGGAGCAAATTCAGCAGTAGAAAGAGTGATGGTGGGGTTTGAATACGAAGATACAACTCCGAGTTCATCTTGACCGTAGAGCAACTCGATTTCGAGAAGTTTACGGTGAGATTTTTGCATCCCTTCAAGAACGTACTTGGTAGCGTCCTTGAAAGCGTTACGGCCAGAAGCAGCACGAGCAGCAGTTTCATAGTCGATTTGATCGCGAAGAACGATCTGCGAGCCAGAAACTTGTGCATTTTTGGTGGTCAAAGCTTTTGCATCGTTAAGGGTAAATGCACCTGCATCTGCACCTGCGAAGCTAAAGCCTGAGCTGTCTGTCAAACGAACGGGTTGGTTGTATTTGTTACCCATTTCTTTTTGACGGGGAACGAATTTGATTTTGTCTTGGATTTGCAACTCACGAGGAATCAAGTCGGGAACGTCATCCCCATAAACTTCTTTAAAAAAACCTCCGAGTTGCGTTGTTGTTACTGGTGAATCAGCCATTTAAATGTCTCCTATAGCGTATCGATGTATTCTTGATACTCGCGCCAATTTGTAAATTTTTTCTTTTCTGTGTTTTTGGATTGGGTGGGTACTGTTTTGACAGGCCCTTTAGAGTTGGCACTTGGTACAGTCCCGCCTTCGATGCGGTGTACAAAAGCCTGTTGTAGTTTCTTCGCCATGTCAGGCCCTAAAAAGTCGAGGATAGCCTTAGCGTCCATTTGACTTAGGGTTTCTTTAGTGGCGTTTTGGAACCACGACTTTACTTTACCTGCAGCTTCTTCATAACTCAAGGGCTTTGATTGTCCGTTTTTTGACTTCTCCATTGATTGAGCAACAAGCCCAGCCATACGAGCAGCTAAGAACGGACTCTTTGGAAGTCCTGAAGATTTAAAAGCTTGTGACATCTCAACGTCAATCTCTTCTCTAATACGAGACTCGACTTGTTGGTTCCACTGTTCTTTTTCTTCATTGAATTTAGTGCGCTCTTCTAATTCTTTGCGCTGCTCTGGTGACATCTGAGCGTTTTCAATAATGCGCTTAATCTTTGCAGCAGAGAATTCTTCAATCTGCTCTTCAGAATAACCAAGCTTTTTCAACGCTGTTTCAGGATCTTTTTTAGCTCCTTGAATGAAATCATCAATCTTTTTGCTGTAAGCAGAAGCTTCTTGAAAACGTCTTTGAGATGCCTTCTCGAGACTTTGAAGACGAGCAAGCTCTTTAATGGTGAGTTCTTTTTCTTCACCGTCAATAGTGACTTTGTAAACAGCGTCTTCTAATTCAGGTGGGAGATATTTCTTCTCTGGTTGTTGTTGTTCTGGAGCTGTCTCAATTGTTTCTTGTGAAACATTTTCAGACAAATCCTGTGATTCAGTTTGTACTGCGTCTTCCATAAACCCTCCTTAAGGTTATTTGTTACATGGGCATTGGGGGAACTGGATTAGGTGGAGGCACAGCACCTTCTGGCAACTGTGGCTGCTGCTCTACAACACCTTCGGGAGGCATTGCCATTGGATCAGGCTGCGGAGCTTGTGCTTGTGGCGATGGAGGCTCACCTGAGATTTGTGACCAGAATGGGTCTTGAGTTTCATACAGCTCTTTATGTTCTTGAATGTGAGCTAGAATACCCGCAACGATATTCTCGTCTGATCTAACGAGTGGGTTTGATAGCAAGCACTTGTGTTCTTGAACGTGTAGCAAGTGAGCGTCACCGACTAGTACTCTTACTTTGTCGAATTGACCCTCCATCATTAGCTCATTCTCACCTCGGATAAGATCAAGCTCTGCTTCTGGTCCTTCAACTAACGGGTCAAGATTTCCTGTCTCCATCACTTGAAGATACTGTTGCGGAGTCTTAATCATACCCTTCTCAAGTAACGAATCAGCAATCTGGACTTTACCAGCAGTGGTTCTCTGAAGTGGGTTTCCTAATTCAATAGCTACGCGCTGTACTTGATTAACGTCTTCGCCAGTGAACGATTGAATACGCCCACGATTAACTCTTCCACTCATCTCAGCAATACGTTCAGTCTTGGCAAACTGTTTAAGAAGATCGAAAATCTTAGTTCCACCATCTTCAAGTAGAAACGCCCATGACTCTTGAAACTTAGATGCGTATTGCACAGCCATCGACTGCACCATTGCTAGAGCAACGCCTGACTTAAGCGACGATTCAGGGTTTCCACGAGCAACACTATTTACGCCAGAGATAGTCTCCATCAAACGCTCGACCATCGAGAGCATCTGAAAAATCTCAGGAGGCGACTGCGTTAACTGAAGAGCTTCGGGTTTACCACCTTGAGGATCATACTTAATACCTGCTAGATGTTTTGACAGAGTCTCAACTGAGATATTTGCAGTGCGAGGAATAAGAATATTCTGCACCCCAAAGGCCTGCTGATTTGTGTAAACAGATGAAAATAGTACGTTAAACGCTTCTTGAAGTGGCATCAAATCCCAAGCATCAGCGTAGCCTTGAGTTGTGTCGTGAATCTCTGCTTGAACGATTCTGTCACATGGCAGCTTCTCATACGGAATAGGACCGTCATACAGCACGATATCTTCATTTAAGAATAGAATGTATCTACCATTGGGGAGCGCGTCTGTTCGTTTATGATAAAACTCAAACACTGGGACAAGATCAGACTCTTGATGAGGAGAGAAGCTCCACCATTTATAGGCGTCTTCATTCGATCTGTCTTGATCAACAGCTATAATCTTATCTGCAAACTCTGGATTACGAGCTGCCAGATCATATTTGTTTTTAAATCGTTTGATTGTTTCCCATGTTCTGTCATCCCAATCTGACAGCGTGTGATCTGTGAAATAGTTAATTGGAGAGATAGCCTCAACGACAGCGTCACCCTCGTAAATGTTTCTATAAGAATCTTCTGTAGGTTCTTGCATGACAACTCGACCAGCAGACTTTTCCCAGTAAGAATAAATGTAGCCTTGTCCGATTGTAAGAGCGAATTCAGCAGCCTTCTTGTACTTACGAAGAAGACGCTTACCCATGAAGTAGTTATCTAAAATAGTGTTCCCAAGTTTTGTCTGCTGAAGTGATTTCAAATCTGAGTTCAAAGCTCTGCACTGCCAACTGGGTTTTTGCGAAGTGGTCAGCGATAGAACGTGATTAATAAAGTTACGATAGTGATTAACTGCAACGCCTTTTAGCTCGCCAGTTTCTCCCATATCTACAATGTTTTTTTCGTCGTACTGAGTGCTAACAGTAAAGTGTTTACCGTAATACAAACGATAAGAGTTCATCCATTTTTGACGCACACCTGTCGAATCAAGATAATCACAATAGTCTTTAAGCTTCTCTTCAATGAGTGATACTGATTTAGAGGCTTCTTCTGATGCAAAATAATTTTCCATGTTAACGCCCTCCCTTGGCGAATGGGAACATTTGATTAGCTAACTCTTGTCCCTTGTCTGGCTCTTCGTTAATCCAGTAGTCGCTGGCGTTAACTTCTGCTTCAAATCTTGGATAAGGATTCTTACTCCAATCAACTGTACGTAAAAGATAAACCAAAGCTGCGATAGAATCTAGGTGTCCTACTAATTCACCGCGCTCAAAATCCTTTTTAGAATCGTTCCACATACCAACTTTGCATTGAAACGTTAAATTCTGACAGCGACGATGTATCTCAATTCGATTCTCCTGAAACTTAAGCCGCATGGCGTTGATTGCTGCAAACTTATCGTCTTTAAGTGGAGCCACAAAAGGCATCTGATGAAGCGTATTCATATCGTATATCACTTGAGCTGGAGCATCGCACACCCATCTGTATGGAACTTTAGTGCCAAAATGGAGCTTAATCTTGTCTTTGATCTGTGTAGATATTTGCTCTGAGTTTTGTGATTTAACAAACAGCTCGTCAATGACGTAGACTTTAGCCTTCAAGAAATCAACAACAGCAATCAAAGCTGCTGTGTGATCATGAAATCCAGAGTCCATCGAGACATAGATATCAAAGTGTTTTGGAAGATTAATCTGGTCTCGAACGTGATCTAGTTCTTGAAACTCAGGAACTACAAGCGTGTCTGATTCAGCTACTGGCTCACATAGAAACTCTCGACGCCAGGCTGCTGAGTCGCGCCCACCAACAGCTTTGCACATTTGCTCAACGTCTTCTTCATCGAACCAATTGCAGTCGATAATAGTCTTCTGGACAAATTGTCCTGACTCGATGGCCTGTTGTTTATATTTGTAATACTCGTGATCTAGCTTTCTCGGAGGAGTCCCGATCATTATCATCTGCCCTTTTGTCGTGAGTAACTGCGGTAAAAGCACTTCATTCACGATGTAACTTGTGTCTTTGTACGATCCAACTTCGTCTAGCACTATGATGTTTGAAAACGCACCACGAGCCGATTCTCCCTTGTCCTCGTTAACACCTCGAAGGTATAAACGTGACCCTGTGTAGGGAAACTCGTAAAAGCTATCTGTAGTTTTCCAGACGGGACGCATTGACTCAGGAAGGAGAGCGTTAATCTTCTGAATCTCAGGTTGAAGTATCTCCCGACACTGGTTCTTCCAAGGCTCGCACCACCTAGCGACCCAATTTTTATTTCTGGATAAAGTTTCATGAAGCCTCAAATAAGTTGTGAAGGTTTTACCGAAGCGACGATTCATTTCACAGAACGGAAATCTGTGTTGAGATTGATGTATGTACACTTCTTTTTGAGCATCGTAAAGCACCCACGGTGACAAAATACCAGCAGCAGCTAAGCTTTTTTCTTCAGGCGTTAGCATCTATACTACTTAAATGGATGAGTGTTTCACGTTGAATGAGTGGCTCGACTTTGTGGATAGCTGTGATGCTTTTGACGTACGAGTGAGCGGGAAGCTGACCAAAGAGCGCGTGATTATAGCCTGTGCAGGAGGCATAGATATATTTAACAAAGAACTTTACGAAATAGCGCTTGATCTCATGGGTTATGATGAGAGCTGGCTCGAAGAATACCATCACGAGATTACTAAACACCGTTTGTCTTCTTGAGCTTTTGAAGCACTTCAACAATTTGCTCTGGCGTTAGCTGAACATTAGTTTGCACATCAGCTTCAATCTTCTGCTCAATCTTGTCTGTTTGTCCTAGCCATTGTTTACCAAGCCATATCAGCATCGACACGTTTCCAGACATAGCAACTTGAAACTGCTTACCTCTAACGTAATTCTTGCCAATCTCTCGTTTTTGTTCTGAATATTCGGAAAAACTTATTCCATGATCACGCTTACAAGCTGCTTCTAGTGTTTTATCTGTGATGCCAAGCTTAGAGCAAATGCCTTTTGCAGTTGCCCAATAAATTAGCTGTTCATCGACTTTAGCCCAATCAATTATTTTTCGAGGTCTACCGCCAGCCATTATCGAAACGCCTTAACGATTGATTGAGTACGAACGTGTTCTTCTAAATCTTTTATTCGTTTCTCGAATTGTTTAGCAGAATCGACTTGTCTTTGAATGAGATACTCAGAGAATCCGTAGAGTCCGATGAGAAACACCGTGACGATTGATATAGACCAGTGGATGTGAATGATTGAGGCGATAAGTGATATCACCAAAAGCAGATATATTTTCTGTGCTTGCATATAAATGGGCACTCCCTTAATATACCAAAGCATGGAAACAAAAGAAAATCAAGGGGCTAACCTAGAAACACTAGCTTCGCGCTACGTACTTCTCGCGATGTCCTACAACAAATTAAAAGACCCTCATCTATCGAAGGAAGAGCGCAAGCAGTTTGAAGAGCAGATTCACAAATTGCTTGATCTTGGACACGAGGAATTTTCTATTGTGCGTGATATGGTTACTGCCCATGTCGAGCAAATGGGAGTTTGATCCGATCATTGAGGTCTACATTCTGATTGACCCTAAGCCTAAAGGCAGACCACGGTTTGCTCGTAGAGGGCGCTTTGTCACCACTTACACCCCACCAGAAACTAAAGCCTATGAGGACATTCTTAGACGCAGCTTGTTAGAGAAGTGGGGGCAAGAACCACTTCCTAAAGAAATTCCCATCGGAATAGATGTTGTTTTTCATCTTCCGAAGCCTAAATCATCAAAGAATCACTATCCGATTGTTAAGCCAGACATCGACAACTTCCTAAAATCGATTCTAGACGCCTTAAACGGCTCTGTATTGCAAGATGATTGCTCGGTAGTACGATTGGCCGCTGAAAAAAAGTATTCAACAGAGGGCTTTATAGAGCTTAAAATCTATAGCTTGTACGGGATTAAGAAATCAGAGTTCTAGTTCTAAATCGTTTACACCGCGCTGAAGCATAACTAATTTAACTCCTGCTACGTTAAAAACTGTTGTTTTAAGAATGTGCGAGTGTCCCATTACAAAATACCGAAGATTTGGATAAGCGCTTTTCAGACGCTGAATATGACCCTTCAACTCGTCATTAGGTCTAACTGCTAAAAACCTTCTCATGCTGTCGATTATCGGGCTTACGATATGACGCTTTAAAAATCCAGCACCAGGTTCTTTGAACTGTGAATTCCATTTCGAGTACTTTTTAAAATTTGTGTAGAGATGACCGTGAGTTAAAAACACCTGATCATTTTCAATTAAAAGAAAATTTGGTTTGTTTAAATAAACCAATTCGTGGTTCCCAAGTATATAATTGGTCATTAAATTTAACTCGTGAATAGCGTCTTTAGCTTTGCCAACATCTTGCTTACGGCAATTTTTATAGTCGATCAAATCTCCAAGCAAATACACTGGCACTTTAGACATTCGGATAATTTCAATCAACTGAGACAGCGAGTGACTCTCAAGAGGGCCAAAAATATGGATGTCATTGATAATTCTTAAATTTAGCATGATGCGTTTAAAATTTGCTTTCTGATTGAGTACGCTTCAGCAGGGCTTCTGTGAAGATTATTCTTTTTTAAAAATCTCTCGACGACTGTGTAGTGAATTCTAAACTCTCGAGCAATCATCGTGGCCCCATAGCCACGCTCCCACAATTCACGAGCTTTGACTTCTTGATTGGGAGATAGGTCCTCGTGCTTTGACGGTTTGCAAACAATAGCATTTTTTGATCGTAGAAAATTCAGCTCATCTTTTGAGCGTTTGAGTCCGAGTGACGAGATGTATCTGTACACTGGCGAGTTATACAACTTCATCTTCAGAGCAATCGTCGGGGCACCGTAGCCTTGGTTCCACAAATTCACGATTTCAACTTTTTGTTCTTCAGTTAATTCAGGATTCTTTCGCATAACACAATTTCCTTTCTCCCATCTAGATGCTCAACTTCAACTCTGTCTTCAAAAAACATACACGCAGTTCCATCACCCCAATCATGAATTGCGCAAGTCTCAACTAGCTTTCTTGTTTCTTCATGTGGAAGCATGAAATAAAGTTGGATTGCAGGCTTTGTTAAACCAAGCAGGGCACGATCTTCTACAAAATTCATATCTTCACTCTGACCTTCTGTTTTTTTATAACCGTTATTAATTCACCTTCAGTAATTTTTGCGCAAAATCTTTCGTAATTAACTTTTATTACTTTGTTTAGTTCACCAAAACGATTTTTATTGAATCTTATTACTGGACCCAAATCTTCATCATCCTCAAAACTCCAAACACTTGATGCTGAAAATCTCGATCTGTTTGATCCAGAGATCTCACCTTCAGGGTTTGACTGCGCAAGAACAAGTATAAAACAATTTAACTCCTTCGCCAAATCCTCGAGAGCGATCATTGCAAGCTGAAGGGCCTTCCACTCAGGAATTTTAGAATTCAAATTAAATTGGATCTTCTGATCGTAATCAATAATTATCAAACCAACATCTTCTTTTAAACTTTGTGCGCGAGAAAGGATTTGTATTTCTTGAAGGGTTTTATCTCTTCCTGAAGTCATTCTTAGCTTTTTTGTAAACTGAAATGAATTTGCGAATTGCTGAATATCAATGTCGCAGTTTCTGCGTAGCTCTGAGAATGGCTTGCTGTAAAAAATAGCCCAGCACCTTTCAAGAATATCTTCCGTCAACATTTCCATGTTGAAATACCACACATTCATTTTTTTGTGAGCTGATAGAGCAAGATTTAAAGCAAGATTTGTTTTTCCAAATCCCGTTTGAGCAAGACAGAGCGCCAATCTTCCAGCATTGAACCCGCCAATAAAATTTGAGAGTACGGGCCAATCAGGAATTGCTCTTACAAGTTTTCGATCTAAAGCCCTTTCTTTGTATTTTGAAAATGAATCAAAGATTGTTTCTTGAATATCTCTAAGCCCATCATCAAACGGGAGTCCTGCCTCGTATGATCTCCAAAGCTCAACAGCTTTTGATGGATTTCTCAAAACTTCATTTGCTATAAATTCAGCTCGAGATTGCTGAAGAGTGTTTTTAAACTCATCCCTCAAAACATCAAAATTGTTGGGATCAAGTGAAATGAATTCAGAAATCGTTTCGTAGTCTTGCGATTTAATTAATTTCCATTGAGCATATTCAACGCTGTTAGTTTCGCAATCGCTAAGAAAATTTTTTACGAGTTCTTTCTCTTTCGAGTTTACCCATTGTTCAACGCATGGGTTCCAAGATTTAAATAAACCAACAAAATCTTTTTCTCGCGACAGCTTCGCAAGAATGACCCTGGATGTTTCTAAAAAGTTCATTGAAAAGCCCCAACTTCTTTTAGCAACGCAACAGTGTATTGCCTCGCGCCCTTGTTTAGCTCAAAAATCTCATTTGACCAGTTAGCGAAAGATTCTCGATTCTCAAAGTGATTTTTGATCTTAGCGTAGTTTTTGCGAACATCCCGAGGAACGGCTTGATTGAATTGTTTGTAAATACTCCCAATTGCTTCAGTAAACTCTTTAGGGACCTGTTCCCACATTTCTTCAAATTTTTCCTTTGTTGTTGTATTAGAGGAAGAGGAAGAGGAAGAGGAAGAGGGTAACCTGTGCTGTACCAAATCCTGCTTGTGCTTAGCTGAGGCAGCTTTAGCTAGCCCCCCTTTTTTACCCTTTTCTTTGGCGACAAACCACCATGCAAAATGCTTCTCAGATCCCCGAAAATAAACAGCATTTTCTATTTCTTCAGCGAGCCCAACTTGAATCATTTCTTTAGCCAATGTGAGGCGATCCCATTCCTTTTTTGGGATCGGGCGTTTTTCAGGACACCAATGTTTTTGAGCTGTAACAATTGCCAAAAGAACCGCTCCTGCTGCCAGTGCTCTACTTCCGCTTAGCACAGCTAGCTCTTGGTAGCGGTCATCGGACCATAATGAATCTTCAATATTAATTCTTGGCATTTCCCCTCCCAGAAAAATTTGACGAAGTGGCGAAGGGAATTTATAAAGATTCCATCGACGCCGTAATCGTCGGTATTGCTACGGGGAGGATCGCGCCCTCCCCAGAGCGTTTACGAGATAACAACACAAAATTTTTTTTGTAAACATATCCTAATAAATTTCTTAGATTATTCGCTTTTAAAAATTTGCGGCGAGAAAATACCTTTGACATTAGCATCTTAACGCGGCACACAACAGATAACACAAGGAGATAAAAAAAATGGCAACAGAAATTTTAACAATTGAAACAAACGTCCCAGTCCCTGATTCACTTCAAGGTAGGTACTTTAAAAATAAAACGTCACCTTATCGCGATCTTGCTGAAAAAATGAATTTTGGCGATTGTGTGACTGTTAATTTCAAACAGGCTAGATTGCTGAGTGGTTATTTAAGAAAAATCGAAGGGGCTAAAGCCGTTCAAAGGAAACTCGAAAACGGTATGTTGCGAGTCTGGAAATTAAAACAGTAAACAAATTTTGTTTATATGGAGGCGCTTTGAATAACGATTCTCAAATCCTTTTAACAGCAATTTTTCAAAGCGCCCGAACCACTCTCGACGGTGGCTGGCGCATTTCTTTCGACGTTGATTCATCTCAAGGCGAGCTGATAGCAAATCTTGTCAAACAAAAAGATAAACAATTATTTTTAGTGGTAAGCGCACGAAAAGACGAAACAGATTCTTTTAATGTTGACATAAAATTTGATGTATAATTAAAGCACGAGTCTCAACTCGTACGACTTCTCAAGGTCACAAAAAAGGAGCAATATGCACGACGATACATTGTGGAAACAGCACACAACAGGGCTAGAACATAGAGGCATCATTGATTACGAGCGTATCATTTACGTTGATACAGAACCCACTCAAAAATTCATAGATGTTTGTTATCAAAATGCACCACTTCACAACTATAAATCACATCGCGTAGAGTTTTTAGATGATTTTGGATTGTACAAAATACACTTGCACGCAACTTGTGACTCTAGCGATTAGGATATCAGTATGAGCAGCTTAAACAATTTATTAACAAATCAAAAACTATTCCTATCTGTAGCAGAAGCAGCACAGGGAGAACTTACAGAAGAACAGGCGCTAGAGTTAGCCACTCTAGAACAAGAGCTTGTCAAAAAGCCAGAAGCCATTGCAGGAGTGTTAGATAACTTCGAGTCATCAATTGAGCTTCTGAGTAAAAAGAAGAAAGAAATCGACACAGCTCTTAAGAGTTTAAAAGCTCAATACGAGCGTTTAGAGCAGTACACGATTGATTCACTTCTCAACGCTAATCTCGTTGAACTAGAAGGCTCTGAGATCGTTTTAAAGTTGTCAAAAACAGCAGGAGAGCTTGTTATCACTGATATGGACGCTGCAAAAATACTTTATGGTGAGACTAAGACTGAAATCGTTGTTTCAAAAGATCGTATCAAGTCAGACATGAAGGCTGGCGTCCAACTTGGCTGTGCAGTTATAAAAGAGGGTTATAGCCTCAGAAGGAAAGTAAAAAAATAATGCCAACAGGTGTATATAAAAGACAAAATAAACCAATTTTTGAAAGGTTTAATAGTAAATACATTGTCAATAATAAAACTGGATGTTGGGAGTGGGTCGGAGCTGTAAACAAGAAAAATGGTTATGGATATATTGGTTATAAATCAAAGGTTATCGCAGCTCATCGTGCTTCTTATTGGATTCATAATCAAGGTTGGGATTTTAAATTAAACGTATGTCACAAGTGTGATGTTAGAACTTGTGTCAACCCAAACCATTTGTTTTTAGGAACTCAGAAAGATAACCTTTGGGACGCTATAAAAAAGGGTAGGATGTCACCTCCTCCGAATAATGCCAATAAAACTCATTGTAAATATGGCCATAAGTTTTCAGATAAAAACATAATTTCTTACACAACTAAGATGGGCAATGTTGGGCGAAGATGCAAAAAATGTTACAAAATGAGAGGAAAAATAAAAAAATGAGCAGCTTTAAAACACCGAAAGGTACAAATCTTCCATTCTTAAACTTAAAAGGAAAAGATTATTTACAGGTAGCGCATCGTCTAGTCTGGTTTAGAGAAGAACACCCATTGTGGACTATTATAACTGAGATTAAACAGCATGACGAAGTTGAGTCTGTTGTTTGCGCGAAGATACTTGACGAGAACGGCAGAATACTGGCTACAGCTCATAAACAGCAATCTGCCAAAGGATTTGCTGCACACCTAGAAAAAGCAGAAGCGGGTGCTGTTGGACGCGCTTTAGCCTTTTTAGGATTTGGGACAACTCACGCTCAAGAACTTGAAGAAGATGAATCAACTCCAATGGAACAGCTACCAGACTCTCCTATGGCTCGTAAACCGATTGCTGAAAAAATCAAAGTAACCTTCCCGACAGCTAAAACAACAAATTATGTTTGTGGGTTTGGCCGTTACAAAGGTAAAGACCTCTCAAAAGAAGACCCAAAAGCTCTGCATGATTATTGCGATTACTTAACTGAGTCCTCGAAAGCGCAGGGTAAAGACTTGTCAAAACCGATTGTGGAATTTATAAAAGCAGTTCAAGCTCTAGACGGAGATAATATTCCGCCATTTTAATTTATGCTCCTTCTTTACGGATTGAGCTTTGTAGACCAACAAGTCGCAGCTTTCTGCACTGCCGTAAAGTTAGCCGATAGCTCTCCTAGTAACTGCGATTATTAGGGGAGCATCTTTGAAAGGATTCATGAGTAAATCGTGGAAAAGCGATCAGCCATGTATAGTTACTGGGCAAGAAGCTGAGTGGCATCACATTGCCCATAGATCAACTCACCCAGAGCTTGAAGATGCAGAGTTTAATCTCATTCCAGTGTGCCGAGAAATCCACACCTTGTGGCACTCAAAAGGTAACAGTTACATGTGTCAGCACTTTCCACAAATCAAAAAATGGATGAAATCTAATGGTTGGTCACTGTGTCCTGTATTGCATAAATGGGTATCTGGGAGAACGGAAAAATGAAGAAGTACAGGATTAAGGACCAAGAGATTGAAATGGACATTAATGACGCTGCAATATTACGTGATGAATTAGGTCTTTCACTCGAAGAAGTAAAACCCGAAGTGAAGAAGCTTTATGCTTATAGAAGCATGACAGGTATTGTGTATTTCTCAAATAATGAAACGATAGAAAATGCCGATAGAGCGCCACATTTTGATCTAACTTTTGACGTGAAAGACAGTCCAAAATTGATTGACATAATGAAAAAAGCCATAATTAAAATAGATGAGTGGCAGGGTAAACAAAGTTGTTACGGTAGTGTTTATACAATTGATGATGACACATTCGGTGAGCTTCAATCAATAGTGCATGAAGCGCTTGAGGAATTTAGGAGAAATAATGGATAAAATTACGTTGACGAAAAAGCAGTTTGAGAGATGGCTAAAGCAATCAACTTTAGTCACTCATGAAAAGAATATGTGGCGCTATCCGATTTTAGCTGAGCAATGGAGTGCCCTAGTCGCCGAGAGTCAGCGCCCTGAATTGATTGAGCGGTGGGCTGTGTTTAATGAGCATGGGGACTGTTGGTTTTCTGCTAATTCAAAAGAAGGTGCTGAAAAATGGAGAGCTATGACAGATCCCAAAAACTGTCTACGCATCGTGCATCTAGTAGAGAAAGTTGATTGATATGATTTTAGCAAATAAAATTCCCAAGCTAAATGCAAAACAAATAAAACTTTTTTGGTCTAAGGTTGACAAAAAAGAAAAAAATGAATGTTGGTTATGGAGAGGAGCCACGCGTAGTCGCGGGTATGGGGTCTTTTATATCTACGGGGATTATTACAAAGCGCATAGAATTTCTTGGAGTTTATTGCATGGGAAAGATTTCCCATTGAACCTTAGTGGATGTCACACTTGTGACACGCCAATTTGCGTTAACCCGTTTCATATATTTGCAGGCACAATGACGGATAATATAAAAGACGCAGTAAGGAAAAAAGGCTCATACCACCAATAATAAATAAATTAACGCTCGAACAGGCGATAGAGATACGGCTTACTTATAAAAAAGGCAGTAAAACATTGAGTTCTAAAAATTTAGCTAAAATGTACGGTGTAACGTATGGGAGTATTAATAAAGTTGTTTCTGGTAAAACTTGGAAGCATTTAAATAACAACCGACAAGCGCTCGCTGAATATGAGGGGGGTGAAACGTGAGAAATCGTGACCATCCAAACTACAGTATATGGATATCAATGAGGAAGAGATGTAATTCTAAAAATCGCAAAGACTATAAGTATTACGGTGGTAGAGGCATAAAAGTATGTAAAGAGTGGGATGACTTTACTATTTTCGTGAAAGATATGGGACTCAGGACATCGGACAAATTAACTTTAGATAGAATTGACCCAAATGGTAACTACGAACCATTGAATTGTAGATGGGTATTGATGACTGAACAAAATAGAAATAAATCAAATTCTAATAGAGCCCTCCCACTTGGCGTAACTCTTCATAAAAAAAGTGGAAAGTTTCAAGCGTATCTACCAAAATGTTTAACTAATAAACCTCTTAAGTATATTGGGCTTTTTAACACAATAGAAGCGGCTAATATTGCCGTTTATTTTGCTTTGAGAGTGAGATCCTTATGA